AAAAACCTTCGAGGTCACAGGCTGGGAGTGGGGGCAGCAGGGACCATACAAGGTGCAGCTGGCTGAGATCACGGCGGCGATGTTCACGGTGCAATCGCCGCTGACCGGGCGCGACCCGGCACCAGACAGCAACCTGCGGGCGCCGTGGGACGTTGAGCAGATTGCGGGCGTGTCCGTCACCAGTGGCACCACCGCGCAGACTGACGGCAGCATCCTCGTTCGCACGGTGGTGGCGTGGAGCCCAGCGGTCGGCCAGAACATCCGCCAGGGCGGCCAGATTGAAGTGCAGTACACAGAGGCCACCGGCACGCTGCCAACGGGCGATTGGGCGTCTTGGGTTGAGTCAGGCACGGCTACCAAGGCTGTCATTCCAGGCCTTCTGGGTGGCCGTCATTACCTGTTTCGGGTGCGGGCGCTGCAGCCACCGCCGGTGCAGGTGCGCGGCAAGTGGAGCGCGCCCGTGGTGCGGCATCTGGTGAGTTCGCGGCCTACGGTCACCACGGCGGGTTTGGCAGCCAATGCAGCAACCGATCTTGTTGAGTTCTACGACGACACCGGCATTTCGTACTCGAACCTGGGCTGACTATGGCGCTTCCATCTGGCAACTTCAGCAGCGGGCAGACCGGGCGACTTCAGGTCGTGTTTTCTGGTCAGTTCTACACCCAGTCCGGTAGCGATTGGGGCAATGGGACCGCGCTGGAGCTGGTGATTCGTTGCAAGCTCGGCGCGGGCGCGGACTTGCAGACCGGCGTGCTGAGGCTATCCGCAGGCCACAACTCTGTGACGCTAGAGCGCGACTACGTTGGCGGCAGCGGGAACGTCGCGGTGGCGTTCGAGTACGTCAGCCACAACCTGAGTGGACCGTCAACCGTGGGCTTCTCCAAAGCCCGCGTGTCCTGCTATCTGATCAAACGGTAGCTAGACACAGCGCAGAACACCCAACAAGAAAGCGAGCACCCATGTACATACCGCCCACCGACAAACTGCTGCACTTCGCCATTGGCGGCGGGTGTGCTCTCACCGGCATCGTGCTGGCGCTTTTGGCCAAGCCGCTTGCGTTCAGCGCTTCGCCACTGTTGGCTGGCCTGCTGGTCTGTTTCACGGCAGCCATCGGCCGCGAAGCCTGGAACCAGCGGCAGGGCGGGTTCTTCGACTGGCGAGACGTCGCTGCAAGCATGGCCGGTGCGTTGCCGGTGCTGGCAGCATTCTGGTTGGGCGCGGCATGACGCTCGACGCGCACGCCATCGTTACCGCGTTGCTCGGCATGGTCTGCGCTGTGCTCGGATGGCTTGCCCGCGAGCTGTGGAGCGCCGTGAAGAAGCTACGGGAGGACCTGGACACGCTGCGCGTGCACCTGGCGGAGGACTATCCAAGCTACGACCGTCTGACAGAAACGCTAAAGCCCATCGCGGTGCAACTGGACCGTATCGAAGGGGCTTTGACCAACAAGGTGGACAAATGAACCTATCCCCGCACTTCAGTCTGGCCGAGTTCGTGGCCAGCGAAGTGGCCCGCGCACGCGGCATCGACAACACCTTGCCCGAAAGCCTGGTGCCTGCCGCCACGGCCACGTGCGAGATGTTGGAACGCATCCGCGCCGCGCTGAGCGAGCGTGCCGGGCACACCGTGCCCATTGCGCTGAGCAGCGGGTACCGCTGCATGCCACTGAACATGGCCGTGGGCAGCAGCAGCACCAGCGACCACCCCCGCGCCCAAGCGGGCGACTGGAAGGCGCCGTTGTTTGGCACCCCGCTGCAGATCTGCCGCGTGCTTGCGCCGCTGGTCAGCCTGCTGGGCATCGGGCAACTGATCTACGAGTGCCCAACGCCGGACAGGCGTTGGGTGCACACCAGCACGCGGCTGCCGCAGAAACCGGCCAACCGCGTGATCACCATCGGCCCGAGGCGCCAGGTGGCGTTGGGCATACAGGAGGTATGAGATGGATCTGAGCAGCATCCTGGCCAAAGCCGCGCCATGGCTGGCCGCGGCGGCCGCGGGCCCGGCTGGCCTGGCAGGTATGGCCATCAAGACCGTGGCCGAAGCCCTGGGCGCCACACCCGAGACCGAGCCCGGCGAGCTGGCCGCCGCGGTGGCCGGCGCCACGCCAGAACAGCTGACGGCGCTGAAGCAGGCGGAGATGGACTTCAAGCTGCGGATGCAGGAGCTGGGCTTCAAGCAGATCGCGGACCTGGAGGCCATCGCCGCCGGCGACCGCAAGGACGCGCGGGCCATGCAGGTCGCGCGGCCGTCGGTTATGCCGGCGCTGTTGTCAGCGTCCATCACCGCCGGGTATTTTCTGGTGCTGGTGGGCATGATGACCGACTGGCTCAAGCTCAGCGACAGCCAGGCGCTGTTGATCATGCTGGGCAGCCTGAGCACGGCTTGGGGGGGTGTGATCGCGTATTGGTTTGGCAGCACCCGAAGCAGCGAGAGCAAGACCGCGTTGCTGGCCCAGGCGGGGCCTGTGAAGCACAGCGGCGCGGGCTGATCGAGCTTCTAACCGGCCCGCCACTGCCCAGGTAGAAAACAGTCCTGTGCGGGCGTCTGCGGTTAAGAGAATCGGCTGCTTGCCCGCGCCGTTGCTGGATTCCGGCGCCGCTTTGGGAGCAGAGGGTCGCACGTTCGAATCGTGTCACCCCGACCATCTAACCTGTTGATCTGCCTCACTTTTTCACGCTTTGCGTGGTGCTCAAAATTGAGGCACTTTCTTAACGGGGCGGCTTTTTACTAACGGGTGGCCTTGACAGGCTCGGCTTTGCGGTTGCGGATGTAGTCCGCTGTCTGCCCTTCGGTGCTGTGAGCGCCCATGCTGCGGGCCGCGCGCCGGCCGCTGACCTGGTCGACGTCCGTCACCGCCTTGGCGCGGATGTCGTGGAAGTGAACGTCGCGGACGCCTGCACGCTTCACTGCGCGCTTCCAGGCGCTGGACGCGCCGCTGTAGCTCAGCGGCTTGCCGTCCTGGCCGGTGAAGAGGTAGCCGCTGACCACGCGCTGGTCGGCCCGGCGTTTCAGCAGCCGGGCGGCCTGCAGGCGCCGGATGCGCTCCACGGCGTCCTGCAGCTTGGGCGTCCAGGTGATGTGCACCCGGGCGCCGGTGCTGGCGGCTGTCTTGCCGGGCTGCCAGTGCAGGCCGTCCTTGGCCACGTAGGGCGCGTCCGGGTCGTCCGGGTCCGGGCTCCAGCGCAGGGCGAGCAGGTCACCGATGCGCTGGCCGGTGAGGTAGGCCACGTCGATCAGCGCGCAGATCATGCGGCCGGACCTGGTGGCCAGGCCGTCGTCGCCGTAGATCGCGCCCACCTTGATGCGGCGCAGCTCACTGTCGGTGATGTAGCGCTTGCGCGCCGGCGTCGACAGGGTGCGGATGGCATCCAGCGGGTTGTCCTTGCGGTAGCCGCGCTCGATGCTGAAGCGCATCAGCTCGCGCAGCATGGACCGGTAGGCGTTGAAGCTGCGGGGCTTCTTCAGCCAGGCCTGGAGGAACTCTGCGCAGTCGGGTGCTTCTACTTGGCCAGCGCGGAAGTCCCGAAACGCCTGGGCGATGGCGTCGAGCATGTGCGCTTCGTTGTACTGGGTCTTGGCTGTGTGGTTGGCGCCGACGGTGGCCTTCCAGGCGCTGATGACGCTGGGCATGGAGTCGTCGACCACGCTCACGGTCAGCGCCTTGGCCAGCGCGGTGTACATGGCGGGCAGGCCGTCACTGATAGGGCTGAGCTTGACCCAGACGCGCTTGGCGCCTTCAGCGCGCACGCGGTAGTACCAGCGGCCTTGTGAAAAGACGCCCGTGGGTAGCCCGCTCTTCTTGCCCGCCATGCTGTCCATCATGCCACCCGGACGACTTGCCGCAGCTGCGGCTTGTGGACGCGGGGGCGCTCGGGCGTCTGCTGGCCAGCGCACACGGCCAGGTAGTGGGCCCGCTCCAGGATGACGGCCCCGGTGACGCGGCAGCGCCTGGCGCGCATGAAGCCGTTGCGGTGAAGCTCCTGCAGCTGCTCAGCCGTACGCCTGTAGCCCGTGAGGGCTACCAGTTCATTAGGCCGGAGCACCACGTCGTTCATGTGGCACCAGGCAGCATGTCGGCAGGGCTGACCACGCCGCGGCCCACCAGGTTGAGCACGTGGGTGTAGATCATGGTCGTGCTGACGTCTGCATGGCCCAGCAGTTCCTGCACAGTGCGGATGTCGTACTTGGCGCGCAGCAGGTGCGTGGCGAAGCTGTGCCGCAAGGTGTGCGGCGTGGCCGGCTTGGTGATGCGCGCCTGGCGCACGGCGGCTTTCATGAGCTTCTGCACGCCGCTGGCGTCCAGGTGGTGCCGCCGGCGCTTGCCGGTAGGCGCGCGGTTGTAGGTGGGGGTGCAGAAGACCCACTGCCAGCCAAGCTGAAACGAGGCGTGCGGGTACTTTGCGGCCAGCGCGTTGGGCAGCTCCACGTCTGCCATGCCCGCGGCCAGGTCCTGGTCATGCAGCTCTGAACGGCGCCGCATCACGTCTGCCAGCGCAGGGGCGAGGCTGGCCGGGATGGACACCACGCGGTCTTTGTCGCCCTTGCCCTGGCGGATGGTGATGCTGCCCTGGTCAAGGTCCACGTCGTGCATGCGCAGGCGCAGGCCTTCCATGACACGCATGCCGGTGCCGTACAGCAACTTGAGCACCAGGCCCTGGTCGCCGCGCAGGAATGGCCACAGGCGCTGCACTTCGGGTTCCGTCAGCACCACCGGCAGGCGGTGGCCGCGCTTGGGCAGCACCAGGTTGTTCAGCCAGGGCAGATCCAGGCCCAGCACGCGGCGGTACATGAAGCGCAGCGCGTGCTGGGCCTGCGCCTGGGTGCCGCTTGCGCAATTCTTGGTGTTGACCAGGTAGTTCAGGAAGGCTTCCACATCACTGAGTCCCAGGTCCTTGGGATGACGCATTCCAGACCAGCGGATGAAGGCGGCGCACCAGTGCCAGTAGGCCTGGGCGGTGTTCAAGGCCTTGCCCTCCAGCCGCACCTGGTCGAACAGCTGCTGCTTAAGCTTGGGCGCCGTCGAGGCGCAGGGCCGTACCGGCGGATTGAACCGGACGTCCTTCTGCTTCAGGACTTGAGGCGGGACAAGGGCTTGCATGCGTCGGTCTGGAGTTATGCGGCGGCTTGGCGGGTTAATTCCCGTTGGGCGTCCAAACCCAACTGCTGCGCCAGGGCCTCGCTATCGTCCTTGCGGCTCTTGATCTTCAGGCTTTCGCTCTCGCCCCAGCAGTGGGCCACGCCACCCGCCAATGTGGCAAAGCCCGCGCTGATGATCTCGCCACCCACCCTGCGCACGGTCGCGCCGATGTGGCTATGCCACAGGTCATCCTGCCGCGCCCACAGTACAAAGCCGAGGCTGCTGTGTCGCACGTACTTGAGTTCCATTTCAGTCCTTTCTCGGCGCGCATGGACGCCTAACATTTCGGTCAACCGGACTTTGGCCGGCGGGGCTTCTGTGGTCATCGTTGCTTTCGTTGCGGCCAAAGCCGGTTACCTCAAACGTTAGGTTCCTCAATACCGAACGCCACCACCGCAGCGATGAACTCGCGCCACTGGTCGCGCGTGAACTCCATCGTCTCGTGCAGTTGTTCTCCGTCCAAGAACAGGCCGCAGCTTGAGAACTCGATCTTCTTGTGCGGCGGCTCGCACCACCACGCGCCACGGATCGAGGTGCCCCATTCCAGCTTGTCGGCAAAGAATGGCATGTTCACCATCAGCAAGTACCAGAGCCGGCCTTCCGGCTCCTTGATGTACTCAAACGTCTTGCCGTCGCTGATCGCTGCGCACACTTCCAGGGCCTTCTTAGCGAACAGTTCGCTGTACTCGCTTTCGTAGGTCGTGAAGTCAAAGATGTAGTCGGCCAAGTATTCAAGCCGGCCAACCGGGTCGGTGCTGGCTATAGCCTCGTAGCCCTCTGTCAGCATGCGGGCATAGTCCAGGCTTCCACCACCGGAACCTAACCCAACGTGCGAGCCGAGTGCCCCCGGCGTTGCTTTTTCGGTCATCGTTGCCTCCTGGCCGGGGTCACCGGCTCCACTCTGCGTTGGGCTGTCTCATGTCACCACCCTTGTGCGCTGGCCGCCGCGCGTTTGCAGCGTGTGGCCAGCGCGCAGCAGCTTGTTGCAGGCCGGGCAGGTGTAGCGCGATCCGATGCTGCCGTCTTCGTGCTTGTGGTCCGCCGGGAACGGCGCTTCAGACCATCCGCGCGACATCTTCCACAGGTCAGGCTCGCCCTCGTTGTTGGGTTCGGTGGCCCGCGCGCGCATGCCGCAGCACTGGCAAATAGCCGCCTTCTTGCCGGCGCCTGTGGTGGTGTAGTTGCTGCTCACGCCGCCTGCCTCACCCGACAAGCCGCTGCCAGCGCATTCACCCGCGCCTCGCTCCAATCCGCGGCTGCCACGGCTGTGGGCTTGTCGACGCTGCTGGCCAGCTCGTCCATCACTTCCACGCCGCGCTTGGCGGCCTGGTACTCCACGCCGCTGAAGCCGACGCGGCCGGTGCGGCCGAAGCGCTCCACCATGCGGGTGGCCATCTCCAGTTGGGCGCGCATCTCGTCCTGGCCGACTTGCAGCATGTCGGCCACGCGGGACCACAGCAGCACGGCTTCGACCATGTGCCACAGGATCTCTTCGTCCGCCTGGCCGCGGCTGATCAGGTCCAGGTTGGTCAGGTGCGCCAGCGCCAGGTCGGTGAGCTGACCTCTGTCCAGCTTGGGGCGCAGGCCGCGTGGGGCCATGGGCACCCATACGCGGCGGGAGGTGCGTTTGCGGCTCACTGTAGTCGGCTCCTTCAATGCGAACGACGCTCAAGAGAGTTTCCAGACGCCCGTGGTGTCATCGTCCAGCTGGCGGCTCTGGACCTTCACCCCCAACTTGCGAGCCTGCGCGACCACGCTACGCGCCTGCACGTGGGTGAGCACCGCACAGTCGTCTTTGGCCATGCGCTCCAGCAGAACCTTGCTGCGGTTTTGCGCCTTCGGCCCAGTCACCGCTGGGGGCAGCGGCTTGTCCTTCAGGATCTTGACGGCCAGCGGGTCGAATGGCGATGACACGCGCCTACGCTTTGCAGCAGCCGCCTGCGCAAACACGCTGTTAGGTGCCGATGTGTTCGGGCGCGCAGCCTGGCCAGCTGGCACCACGCTTTGCCGGGTTGGAAGGTCCGGCAATTCCCGCGCGGTCGCGGCCCTCATGCCTGTGCCGCCTCAAACAGGTCAGCCGTGTTCGTGTCGCGGTCTGCGCCGGCGGAGCCGGCTTCGTCTGACACTTTCTTGGTGGAGAAGTCCGACAGCAGGAAGCCGGCGGCCAGCTTGGCTTTCAGCCAGGCCGGTTGCAGGCCTTTGCCTGACCAGGTGGCGCCGGTGAGCTTGCAGCGGTACGCCACGCCGCGCAGCGGGCCCTTCGCCGCGGGCTTTGCAGGCTTGGCCTTGCCATCGCTTTTCTTCGCGCTTGCGCCAGCGGATGAAGGGGTAGATGCGGGCTTTGCAGCCGGCGCGGGCGGGGCAGGTGACGGCGCCAGGAAGGCCTTGGCGTCTATGCCGTAGTGGGCGGCCAGGGCCAGCAGCGGGGCGGGCTTTTGCACGCGGTCGTGCTCGCTCTGGCAGTGCACGTTGTCAATCAGCGCGCAGTCCATGATCAGTGTCTCCAACTGGGCGGCCGCCATGGTGTCCAGGTCCTTCTTGAGCGCGTCGCCGCTCTTGCGGCCGTGCAGTTCGGCCAACCGGGCTTTGTCGTGCCAATACACCCCGGCAAAGGCGGCAGCGGCCACCAGGCGCAGGTCGAAGGCGTCGCGCTGCCGGGCGGCCACTTCCTGGCGCACGCGCTGCAGCAGGGCCATGCGGCGGGTGGTCTCGGCTTTGCACTGGGCCTGTTGCTCTGCGTATTCACGGTCCCGCTTGGCACGGTCGAAGGCCTCGTGCTTGGGCTTGTCGGCCTTCTTGGGCTCGGGCTTGGCCAGGCCGGCGGCCACCAGGTCGGCGTGCAGAACGGCCTGCGACACCTTGCCCGTGCGCGGGTCTTGCACGTGCTGGATGGTGGGCTTGGTGGCTGCCTTCTTCAGCAGGTCCTTCACCTTGGCCAGCGGCACGTAGCCGTTCTTCAGCTCGCCTTCTGCGCTGATGGCGGTGCGGGCCTTGGCGCCGGTGATGACCACCTTGCCGTCAGCCTCCAGCACGGCGGCCTTGCGGGCCAGGTGGGCCTTGGTCTTGGCTTCCCAGCAGTCGGGGTCGGTGCACAGGTCGGGCTCGCCCGCCTTGTCGTGGTCCCAGCGGCTGATGCCTTGGGTGGCCACGTCCTCGAACTCGGGCGCGTTGCCGCAGCGCTTGGGGCAGGCACTGCAGACGCCTGCACCGGGCAGCAGGGTGGCGTCTTCCCGCTCGAACATGCTGTCCTTGAGCTTCAGGGTGAACTTCTCCGCCAGCTCGGCACGGATGCGCCGGAAGCTGGCCTTGCCGCCGTCTTTCAGGTCGGCGCCCACGGCGGCGATGCGGGCCAGGGCCTTCTGCTGCAGCTTGTCGGTGCGCAAGCGGGCGATGAGCAGGGCCACTTCGCTGCCGATCTGCCCGGCCAGGCACGCATTGCGCACCAGGGCGCAGGCCTGCAGCAGCTTCAGGCGGCCGTAGACGTAGCTGCGGCTCTTGCCCACCTTGGTGGCCAGGTCGTCGGCGTTGATGCCGTCCTGGTCCAGCATGGCCTGGAAGCCTTCGGCCTCTTCAATGGGGTGCACGTCGGCGCGCGCCAGGTTCTCGGCGATCTGCGCGCTGCGGGCTTCGCCGTCCGTCATGGCGCGCACCATGCAGGGCACGTGGCTCAGGCCAGCCAGCTCAGCGGCGCGGAAGCGGCGGTGGCCGAAGATGATCTCGAAGCCGTCCTGCAGGTCGTCGCGCAGTGGGTTGGTCAGGCGCGGCCGCACCAGCACCGGCGACAGGATGCCGCCTTCGGCCTTGATGCTGGCCGCCAGCTGGTCCACGTCGGTGAAGGTCTTGCGCGGGTTGAAGGGGCTCTCGTGCAGCTGGCCCAGTTCGACGTTGCTGATGCTGTCGGTGTTCATGCAGTCCTCAAGGTGGTGACCAGCCGGTCGACCTGGTCAAACAGGGTTTCCTTGCTGCCGTAGTTCAGCAGCTCGGTGGTGACGGGCAGCTGGTGGCCGAAGGCCTCGCTGGCGTGTGGGCGCACGGGCGCGGGCGGCATGTCTTCAGGGCGGCGCAGCACGCGCACCACGCAGCCGCCACGGGCCAGGATGAACTGCGCTTCGTTGGGGAAGCGCACGTCGCTGATGACGACGTTCTCGCTCTCCAGCACGGGCTGCTGCAGGCGCAGTTTCAGGACGCGCAGCCAGAAATCTTCACACAGGCCGCGGCCCCATTCGGTGCCGAGGGTCTGCGCCAGGTGGCGGTAGCTGTAGCCCAGCAGCGTGGGCTGTTCCTTGAGTGCGCGCTCAACGGCCCAGGCCTGGTCGATGCCAGCGGTCTGGAACAAGGTGCACAGCATCTCCAGGATGGGGTCTGCCAGGGCCAGCTCGGTGAAAGCGAGCTCGTCGGCCAGCATGCTGGCCACGGTGCTCTTGCCGCTGCCGGCCAGGCCGGTAAGGCCGATCAAAAGGGGTGGGCGTGCGGCCATGGGTCAGGCCAATGCCAGCGTGGGGGTGGCTGCCGGTGCGGTGCGGGCCCACCAGGTGGCCAGCGCGCTGTGGCGCACCTGGTCCAGCATGGCTGCGGCGCTGCGGTACTTCAGGCGCAGGGTGTAGAAGACCACGCCGTGCGCGTCGCGCGGCGGCAGGCGCTTGACGTCGGCTTCAATGTCCGGGCCGAAGTGGCGCACGTCGAAGACGGCCCACTGCAGGCCTTCGGTCTGCACGGCGCGCAGGAACATCTGCAGGTCGCCGTCGATGCTGACCGGGTGCAGGCCGATGGCGCTGCCGTCATTGAACATGACTTCACAGCGCTGGGCGTGCACCTGGTGCGTGCCGTGAGTCTGGATGATGCGGTTGTCCTGGAAGGGGAACATGGGTCAAGCCTCCTGGGGTTGGGGCACGGTTGCGGTTGGGGAGACGGGTGGGGAGACGGGGTCCTGCAGCAGCAGGACGCTGTGGGGGTTGACGAGCAGCAGCGCTTCGTGGCCGTGGTCCATGCGCACGCGCAGGGCTTCGGCGGCGGCACTGACGACGGCACCGGTACGCATGTGCGGCAGCAGGGCTTCGGCGGCCATGTGGTCTGCCACGTCGGTGCCCAGGTCTGCCCGGCATTCGTAGGGCACGCCGCCTTGTGGCTGGAAGCGCAGGAACAGGAAGCTGTGCAGGCCGGTGCCGGGCACCAGGCGGGCGTCTTCCAGCAGGCGGCCGCTGACACGCAGGGCGCCTGCCAGGGGCTGCAGCGCTGGCGCGCGGTGGATGGTGGCGGCTTGCACTACAGCCAGCCCAGGCCGGCGGTGATGCCCAGCATGACACCGGCCAGGCACAGGGCCGTGCAGGCGCCGCAGGCCATGCCCCAACGCACGCCTGCCACCCAGGCCTGGCGGTAGCCTGCATGGTGGCCTTCCCACCAGGCGCCGCGCAGGGCGTCTTGCACATAGGCCTGCACGTCGGCTTCAACGCTGGCCACAACGTCTGGCGCTGGCTGTGTGGCCGGCTGGGTTTGCGGCTGTGCGGCCGGTTGTGCAGGCGTCTCCAATAGCCGCAGGTAAGGGCGGATGGTGGGCGCGCTCATCGGCCTTGCTCCGGGTGGGCGTTGCAGTCCATCTGTATGGACAGCTGCTCGATGTGGCGCCGCGTGATCTCCATCTGCGCGGGGATGTGTTCGGTTTCCCACTGCGCCAGTTGCAGGGCTTCCTCCTGATAGGCCAGGTCCTGCTGGGCGCTGCGGATGTGTCGCAGCAGGCGCCAGCGCTGCATGTCGAGCACCAGGCGCTGCAGCCAGCTGCGCTGCGTGGGCAGCACGGCGGCGTACAGCCCGGCGCCTTCGCATGGCATGCCAAAGTGCATCAACGCGAACGCCAGGCCCAGGCCAACAGCGATGGCCAGCAGCAGGCCCAGGAAGGCGTGCACGCGGCGCTGGACGTTTTGCTGGCGGCGGGCGTTCAGCTCGTTGACGAACTGGCACAGCTCGACGGTATCGGCGGGCCTCATTGGCACAGCTCCGGCCGCAGCTGGCAGTTGACGGGCTGGTTGTCTTTGTGGCCTTCCTCTTCCGGTTCACCACCGCCGCATGCGCTGAGAGCGGCGAGGGCGGCCAGTGCGGTGCAGAGCACTGCGCGGCGGGGCAGGTGGGGCAGGCCTGCGGGCCATTTCAGGCGGTTGCCGGTATACGGCGGGACCTGGGGGAAGGTGGGGTGCATGTGCGCTCCGTCGAAGTGACGGAACGCATTACACGATACGTTGAACTATGTTGTCAACGGTTTGTTTATCTCGCGGGCTCAAGTGCTCTTAAGAGCACGACTTTGCCAAAGCGATGACGGACACGATTGCCACGACTGCAACGGAAATGGCAACGGCGTCGTCCCTTTGGTTCGATGACTTGTTTGTCGGTGCTGCGGCCGATGGAGTCAGCTGCGCGCCGCAATGCTTGCACTTGACCGCATCCCAGCGCACCAGCTCTCGACACTCGGGGCAACGGACTTGTTGAGCCAGCTCGCGGAGCGTGTTGTCAGCCTGCGCCCGTTCCGCGTTGGACCTCGAAGCCATTGCAGCGTAGATCACATGAAGTGGAATCGTGAGGATGAGCGCCCATGCTGAAAAGAGCAGCGCAACCACGTGCAAAACCAAAAAGACAAAGTGCCCCATTTGCCGATCACCTTTTGCGTTAGCGCCGCGATCTTCTTCCGCGCACGCCGTCATACACGGCCAGAATCTTCAGCCCGTCGCGGTCATGGTCCAACGGGAGAAACGCCGAGTTCAGTGCGTGGGCCTGCCAGACGCCCGGCCGCAGCACACGATACTCACGAAGGTAGTGATTGCCATGGCGGTCACTCACCAGGATGAAATCGCCAGCCTCCGGATTTACGCCTGTTAAGAGAATCACCCGCGAACCTGCAGGAAGTTCTGGCGCCATAGCTTGGTCGACCAGCTCGGTTTGAAACTCTGGTCCAAGTGAACTGCTCATCAATGCCCCCCAGGCAATTTGCTTTGGGGCATGGTTGTACTTGGGGTGGCTCACCTCGTGAGCCACTGTATGAGTTAACACTCCCTGATCTGCGGGGTTGGCGCCTTCGGGCTTTGCGCCTTCAAGTATCCACTGGGCTGAGCAGCCAAACAGCCGGGCGGCTTTCATTGCCCCAGCGGAGGACACGCCACGCGGCCCCTTCCAGTTGGTGATGGTGGCCGCAGACTCGCCTAGTGCGTTCTTCAGGTCGCCCGGCTTGATGACCCTACGCGCCGCAGGCCAGTTTGCTGAACTGGCTCTTGCGCACTCAAGTAGGCGTTCGAAAGATGGGTGCATGGCGACCATTGTTTTCGACTACACACGCACAAATTCAACGTAGTGTTGACAGTTGGACTCGACAGAGTGTGTAATGCGGGAATGAACGACGCCGAACTGATCGAAAAGCTAGGTGGCCCGGCCAAGGTCTGCGAGCTTTTGGCCCTAGACAAGAGCCGAGGGGTTCAGCGTGTCCACAACTGGAAGAGCCGCGGTATTCCGCCTGCCGTGAAGCTGAGTAGGCCGGACTTGTTCGTCCCAGGTTGGCAGAAAACTGCTGACCAGCCGATTGGGGTACGCGATGCAGCGTGAGTTTCGCCGGCGCGTCCGGGTAGCCCGCCGACTTGACCAGGACACGCTGCGGGCGCGGCGAAGGATCAGGGACTGGTGGGCCCAGACCGGGCTGCGGCGGTCGCCAGGGCTTTCTGAACCAGAGTTCTGCGCGTGGATTGCAGCGGGGTTGCATCTGTGACCAGGTCCATGCGCCTTTGCAACGCAGCCCGCAGTGGCGCGGCGCCATATGCCTCGCACAGTGCGATGGTCAAGTCTTCTACGAAATCGGCAAGCCAGGCTTGTTCGGTTGCTACTGCGGCTTTGAACTGGGTGGCCACTTTGTTGGCGATGCGTTGTTCTTGCGCGGTGAGCTGTGACGCTGCACTTGTGTTCATGGGTGCCCTCCTTGGGCTTGCAGGTGTAGGAACCGCAAGCGTAACCAAGGCAGGGCGCCCACCTGTTGCCCGTCGTGGCCAAGCGGGCATGGTCTCGGCTCGCCGCAGTGTGGGCAGCGGCCGGCTGCCGCGTCTGTGCGATGCGCCGCGCAGTGCGGTTTGTTTCCGCTTCCGGCGGCGGCAGGTGCTTGGCTTTCATGTCTTCAGCTTGGCCCAGGGTCAATTGGTAACTCAACAGGTATGCCGATGACATTTACCTATGAGCAAGCACCGCTGCCCCTGGTGGGTGGCGTGGTGCAGGCGCAGCGCCTGGTGGTGCCCACGGAAGTGGTGACGGGCCTGAAGAGCTGGCGCCACGCCTGCCGCCTGGCCTGGAAGCTGCGCCGCACACGGCTGTCGCAGCGGCAGTTCGGTGAGCTGACGGGCTGCTACCAGCCGCACGTGTCGGACTACTTCAGCGTGCACGACAAGCGGCGCTGTCTGCCCGCTGAAAAGGCTGGCATTGCCTGCCAGGTGCTGGGCAACACGGTGCTGATCCAGTACCTGGCGCAAGAGGCGCATGTGACGGTGCTGGAGGAGATGCAGGCGGCCCGGCAGCGGAGGGCAGCATGACGCGGGCCCAGTCCAGCACGTCTGACCTGGTGCCTGACGCCACCTACCTGAGCCCCGCCGGGCGTGCGTGTCGGCTGGCACCTGGGCAAGAGCCGCTGAGCCGCGCTGCTGAAGCGTACATGCTGTACGACACGCCCACCGGCCGCCCGGCACGTGGGTCCATGGCTGATGGTTTTTCTTTGACCCGTGCCAACTGGTATGTCTTGCGGAGGGTGGCCTGATGCGGCCCCGCGGTGAGATCCGCCAGGCGCTGACTTCGGCGGCTTTGCACCTGGTGGCCGAACGGGGGTGCTTCACAGGCCGCGATGTGGCCCATGCCGCGCAGGTGGCCATGGAGAAGGCCCGCCTGACGCTGAAGGACATGGTGCGCGCGGGTGAGTTGGTGGTGGTGGGCGAGACGACCTTGCCTGGCATTTGCCGCCCCATGAACGTGTACGCGCAGCCAACGGACGCCAGCCCTGCCAATGGGGCTGAGTTGTTCCGCGTGGTCCAGCGATGGGCTGACTTCAGCTAAAACCAGGGCCGGCCTTGCAACCAATCGACTTTGTGGCGCTGGCCGCAGCGCTGCTGGATAGGGCTCACACCGTCGTTCGCCAATGGCTGCCCGGCGGTGAGGAACGCAGCGGCCGCTGGTACGTGGGCGACTTTGACGGTGGCGATGGTGAGAGCGCCAACGTCAGCCTGATCACCGGGACGTGGATAGACAACGCCGGTGGGCCCGAGGACCGTGGGGGCGACTTGCTGTCGCTCTACAAGCGGGTCAAGGGCTACCACACGATGCTGGATGCCGCGCGCGCGGTGATGGCCGAGCAGGGCTGGCAGCAAGCGGAGCCCAGGCCGGCGCAGACGTCTGCAGCGCCACCCGGGGCAGCGCCGGCGCAAGCTGATGAGCCGCTGCCTGCCGACCCCGCAGAGACGCCCACCCGGCCCGCCAGGCGCGAGCGCTGGCAGAGCGTGCTGCCGGTGCCCGCGCATGCCCCGGTACCCAAGCGGTTCATCCACGGCTTCAAGGACAAGAAGCAGGACAAGTGGGTGGATCTGGAGGCGGTGGCCACCTGGGAGTACAAGTTCGAGAGCCAGCGCTACGGCTACGTGGCGCGCTTTGAGCGGGTGCGCAGCACGGGTGAGCTGGTGAAGGACACGCTGCCCTACACCTGGTGCCAGGACCTGGAAGACCCGCGCGGTGGCCAGCGTTGGCACTGGAAGCAGTGGGCAGAGCCGCGGCCGCTGTACGTGCCCGCCCAGCTGCTGAGCGGCACACCGGCAGACGTGCCCGTGGTGCTGGTGGAGGGTGAGAAGTGCGCCATGGCCGGGCACCGGCTGATCGGCCACGAATTCGACTTCGTCAGCTGGCCAGGCGGGTGCAAGGCCTGGGCCTTTGCTAACTGGGGCTGGCTGATGGGCCGCACGGTGTACCTGTGGGCCGATGCGGACTCTCAGCGCGAGCGGCTCACGCGCGCGGAGAAAGAAGCGGGCGTGGACCCGGCCAGCAAGCCCTACTTGCCCGCGCAGCTGCAGCCCGGCCTGCAGGCCATGGTGAAGATCGGCGCCACGCTGGTGGCTGACCATGGGTGTACGGTGTTCATCTGCAGTGTGTCGCTTCCGGGTGAGCGCACAGAAGGCTGGGACATTGCAGATGCGGTGGCTGAAGGTTGGGATGCCGTGCAGGTGCGCGCGTTCATCCGCGCGGCCAAGGTCTTTCATGCACCAGACGACGCGGCGCGGGCCAAGGCGGGCAACCCTGGCAAACCTGGCGCAGGCCAATCTACCCCTTCAATAGCTGGCGCGGGCACAGATGATGTGTCGAAGACCTGGCGGGACAAGCTGCTGTACAGCGCAAGCGGCGCCATCAAGGCCGTGCGCGAGAACGTGGTGCTGGCCCTGGATGGCCTGCCTGAGCTGGACATGGCCGGCGTACCTGAAGCGCTGGACGTGGTGGCCTTCAATGAGTTCACCAATGACGTGGTGAAGCTGCGCGACACGCCATGGGGCACGCCAGCGGGCGTTTGGGACGAGACCGACGAGCTTGAGCTGGGCAACTGGCTGGTGCGCCAGCATGGGCTGCCCAGCATGTCGCGCGGCACGCTGGAAGAGGCGACGGCCATGGTGGCCAAGCGCCACCGCTTCCACCCGGTGCGGCGCGCGCTGGATGAGTTGCGCGGCACGTGGGACGGTGAGAAGCGCCTGGGCACCTGGCTGCGGCGCTGCTGCCTGGAAGAGGACCAGTGGGACGACAACGACCCGCTGCAGCAGTACCTGGCCCGCGTGGGCACGTGGTTGGTGATGGCGATCTGCGCGCGGGTGTTGACGCCCGGCTGCAAGTTTGACTACATGGTGATCTTTGAAGGCGCGCAGGGCGTGGGCAAGTCCACGCTGGCCCGGCTGCTGGGTGGCGAGTATTTCGCAGATACCGGCCTGGTGCTGGGCGACAAGGACAGCTACCAGAACCTGCAGGGCGTGCTGGTCTACGAATGGGGCG